TCACCTTCTCATTGAGCATGTGGATCTCCCAGCGGTCCTTGTCGACCTGCTTCAGGCTGAATTGGCCATATCCGGTGATCCCGACGAAGTTATCCTTATCGTTGAAGTGGATGTTGGTGTGCTCCTTCTTCGCCGCGATCATCGCACCCAACTGCTTCACCTCATCCCGCAGCTCAACGCTTTCCTCCTTCAGAAGCTGAATGTCCCCGCAGAGAGTGTTGAGCTCATCTCGGGCGTCGTCCCTCTCAGTGAGAGTGCGATTCAATGCGTCCTGGAGATAATCCCTCTCCGCGACCACCTTCTCCGCGTAGACCGACCACGTCCCCTGCCCAACGAAACCGGGACCACGTTCTGTCTCAGGTGGGACAAGCTTCCGAAGTCGATCGATCTCATCGAGGAGGGCCCTTGCCTGACCTACACCGATTGCCAGACCACCCGCATCGAGGTGCTCCTTGATCGACTCCACAGTCGGCTTCTCGTAATACGTGATTGTCCGGGAATCGGGATCGATCTCAATGTCCTGACTCATGGGTTCTCCTCTGGAAATTTCACAAGGTCCAGCGCTTCCACGAGATTTGTGACCTCCGTGAGAATGTAACCAGGTTCGAAAGTCAACTCGGTGTGAAGTCCCGAGAGGTCCCGAACGAGCCACAGAAAGCATCCCAACGTTGCGGGATCGGCCAGGTCAGGATACGCATCCGCCCAGACACCGGTCAGCTTCGTGTCTTCCTGCTCAACTCGAAACCATGATGTAGCATGCTCTCCGTGCTTCACGGCTTTCATGCCCGGGATCCATCGCCAGCCCTTGCAAACGACGGCACGTTGGGCGAGTTCGATCATCTGATCTTGGGTCATGTTATCTCCTTTAGAAATCATTCCGCTTGAATGTTGCAAAGATCACGCCAGCGCGCCCTTCATCCAGCTGAGCCACTCGATCTCGCAGCCGGCGTGATCCGCTGGGTTGATGATCGCCTTGAATCCTCCCTTTCTCAGAGTCTCCAGCATCTCCTCACGGACCCCCTCCAGTCCTGTGGTCGAGGTGATGATGACGGGAATGTTGTTCGCGTGGCTCAGGCGGAGCCATGTGGCGAACTGTCGACCGTCCCAGTGAGGCATGTCGTGATCAAGGAGGATCCCTGAGATCTCGACTTCCGTCGCAGCGCTGTCGAGGACGATGTCCACGATATCAGGATCGCAGGTGATCACCCAGCGATGACCCTCCACGTCCAGCATTCGGGTGAACTCGTCGTAGCGGGACGGGCAGTCATCGATGATGAGGAATCGGAGGAGTGGGGTTTCTTCGTTCATTCTTACTCCTCGACCATAAGTTCAGACTTGACGATGAGGACATAGCAATCCGTTATGAAGCCCACAAGCTCTCCCGTCTCGAGGTTGACCGAGTTGTAGTGATCGCCCATTTGCTGCTCAAAGAACTCAGCGGTCTTGAGGAAGACAGGCCCGCCGGGTTTTTCTACGAATGTCTGACCGATTCCAACGTAATCCCATGGAGTGAGAGACTTGTTTGTCTTTCGTGTGATCTTCATGCCCTCTCCTCAGCTGAAATCGCCTGAAATGTAATCATACGTGCCCTCGCCGTGACCGACGCAACCCCCATCCTCGAAGAACTCGATCCTGTGTCGGACGAGCCCGTTGGGCCCCGGTTCAGCGTGGTTGTTCTCCATGAAGTTCGGGTCTCGAGGCGATGGGCCCGTCCGCGAGCGATTTGTAATGACCCCCATCATCTTGTCGAATGGGATGATCTCTTGGTACTCGTTGATGATGATCCGGTCTGGCTCGAAGAACATTCGGATCCAGTCCTCGAGGGTGTTGATCCCAAGCTCCGGGACGACGTGGAGGCTGAAGCACCAGCCCATCGAGCTCTTACCGATGTGGATGCAGTCCTCGGTCCCGCGGAGGTCCCAGAAGGACTCGGCACTCTCGTAGTCGAAACCCCGGCGGACACTGTAGTAGTTAGTTCCCATGAACCTCCCTTATGATCAAATCATACCACATCATCCGTCCGTTTGCACGGGACTCGTGAAGCGCTCCAGCATCCCCTCACCGAGCCTGAAGTGCTTACCCTCTATGAGGGCACCCCAGCACGGGTTCTCGGGATCCCAGCTGTTCTCCTCGAGGCCGAGGAGGAGGGCGATCTTACCGGAGAACATGTCCTCGCCCAGCCGGTCATCGTCGACCTCGAAGAGTCGCAGGTCACCGGGCTTCATCTGTGAACCTCGTGATGGTGTGCTCGTCGATGATGTCGGGCTTCCCATCGATGAGAACGTACCAGCGTCTGTAGAAATCGGGTTCCTCATCGATCGGCTCCAGGAGAAGGACGAACTTTCCAGTGGGGGCGATCCCATCGCGGAGGACCATCCAGCTGTTGAAGACCCTGAGCTCACCCGGTTTCATCGATCACCGCGATGATCACCTGCGACACCCATCCCACGTTCCCATCAGCCATGACGATCACACCTTCCGACTTCGGATCGAGATCGATGATCATGCCCAGATTTCCATTCTTCCACGGGTGGTAGGCGTTCGTCTCCCAGTTGTGGAGCATGATTGCAGGAGGCGGATTTCGACGCTTGACCTTAGCAGCCTTCGCGATGACCAGATCACCCGGCTTCACTGATCCTCCGGAGGTTGGTGAAGTGAAACTCCCTCACGCCGTCGGGGAACATCACCATGACCCGAGGGTTGAGATTCCACTTGACGTTGGGACCGACCACAATCCCAATCTTTCCGAATTCCGGGAGGGGTGTCTTCACTTGGACGAGGTCACCGGGCTTCATCGTCACTCACCCGCCTGCACCGCGTGGCTTGCACCCGCCCACCAGAGCTCTCCGTCGATGAGAAGCTGGAGCTTCATAACGTCGAATCCTCCAACCTGCCGGACCCCGACCGCGACGACGACCGCGACCTGATCTGGGTCCCAGGCACGCTCACGACCCCGGCTCGAGAAGGTGGGCTCCATGCTGTCACGGACGATGACACCCGCGTAGGCTGGCAGCACAAGATCACCCTTCCGCATCAGAGCTCCAGGATGTTGCCGTTGCTCGTCAGCGCCGTCATCCGCCCGTCGTCAGCGCAGGAACCGTTGCTGAAGACCGTCGGCAGGCCGTTCACCGTCCGCGTGCCCGCGTTCCGGATGTCATCCGTCGAGTGGACGTGACCAAACAGCATGTACCGCGGCGGAACCTTCAGCAGTCGCTTCCGGAGGGCGCTGCAGCCCACGAGCTCCACCTTGTTGTGGTTGCTATAGGTTGCGTCCAGAACCCCATACGGGGGCCCGTGCACCACCAGAACGTCAAGTCCCTCCGGAATGTTGTCCCAGATCCGGTTGATCGTCCCACGATCCTTCATGTAGGACCAGTCCCCGAATCGGGGCGTGAACGGTGAGCCCCAGAAGCGGAGCCCGTTGATCTCCCGTTCCTCGTTGATGAGGAGGTTGATCTTCCGGTGCTCGACCAGGTCACGCGTGATGAGACCCTTCTCGAGGGACGTGTCGTGGTTGCCCGGGACGAAGACCTTCGTCGGGATCGGCAGGCAGGCGAACCAGTCGATGAAGGCTCGGAGCTCGGACTCGTTGCGGTACGGATCGCGGTAATTCGTCGCGTCACCGGAGTGCACGACGATGTCGATCCCCGCAGGAACGTCGAGCTGCCCGTGAAGCGAGTGCGTGTCGGAAATATGCCAGATCTTCATGGATTCTCCCTTACCGGCCGGCACCAGGTTGCAGGCACCGACCAACGTTCACCGTCGTGGAGCACAAGCAGCTCATCGCCATACTCCACATCATTCTTTCGTTTCATCGTAACCTCGATGATCATACCGACACGTGCCCGCTCCCAGTCGAGTGGGTCGTCGACGTTCGACTGGGGGGTTGGCCACGCGAACATGATGAGATCACCGGGCTTCATTCGACCGGTCTCAGGTAGCGACGGGTGAGGGTGCGGACCGTCCCGCCCACCATGACGATGTAGTCGAGCTCGCGCTCACCGACCATCGGGTACTCCCTCCTTCGGATCTCGAGGAGGACCCCGATGGGGCAGGGCTCCGTGGAGCCTCGCCTGCGGAATGTGACTTGGACGAGATCGCCGGGCTTCATCCGTTTATCCTAACGCCTGCCGTCAGGCTTTACAGGTTAGCCGACGCCGAGGAATCCGTTCGAGCCGCTGATGACCGGGAAGTCACCCGCGGAGACGTTCGTGAGGCCTGCCATGATCGAGAGCGGCGTGCCGCCGGACTGGTCGCTCTTCGCCCAGATGCTCGTGCACTTCACCTCGATGGGACCGACGGTAGCGCCCGGTGCGACGTGGAAGTGGTTGCCGCCATTCACGCCGTTCTGGGTGAAGCCGAAGTAGATGTCCTTGTTACCGCTGCTGCCATCGTCGTTGGAGACCATCACCCAACGGGTGACGAAGCCGAAGTCAAACTGCACCGCCGAGGTGGCAACGTTCGACGACGTGACCCAGGGCCACGCGGACACCTGGTACTCCTGGACGTGATTGTGTGTTGGCTTCGGCCAATTGACTGACATGATTGGTACCTCTGGTCCTAAGTATGGCGCTCAGCGCTCACGCCGCCCGCTTCTTGGCGAGGCGCTCCGCAGCCTTCTTCTCCTTGTCCTTCCGGGCGATCTCATTGATCTTCTCGTCGGTGGTGCCACGCTGCTCGTCGTAGAAAGCCGACATGTTCCGGCCGGTGACGAGCTGGATGACCGCGAGCTCCTTCGCCTTCGCCTCGACAACGCAGTCGATCTCGAGACCGTGAGGATCGACGGGACCATCGACGAAGTTGGAGTGGGCGGTGGCAGCGACATCACGACCCTCACGCTCGCGGGCCGACTCGGAGTAGTGGGTGACAGGGCGGATACCGGCTGGCCAGGTGCTCGCTGCGAGGTGAAGGGCATCACGCTCGGAGAGGCCGCCGTCGCAGAACTTGTGGTGGTGGTAGTCGAAGACGACCGGTGTGCCGGTACGCTGCCAGACCTTGTGGAGGTCGACGACGCTGTAGCACTTCGCCTTGTCATCGTTCTCGACCGTGAGCCGACGCTTGACATTCTCGGGGACACGCTCGAAGTTGCGGCACCAGCGATCCATCGACTCCTCCTTCTCACCGAAGGCGCCGCCGAGATGGATGTTGATCTTTGCCTCGGGCGTGTTAGGCAGACCAATGGCGTCCATGATCTCACCGTGGATGCGGAGGTCGCGGATGCAGTTGGCGACGACGTGCTCGCGGGGCGACGTCAGGCAGTTGAACTGGCCTGGGTGGAAGCTGAGGCGCTGACCGCCTGTTGCGGCGAGCTTGCCAGCCTGCTCGAGGCCGGCCCGGATCTCATTCCAGTCGGGCAGCTGCTCGAACTCGTATTCCGAGGCCCACGGGGCCAGGTCGGAGGTCATCCGATACACCTGGATCCCGTGGGTGTTGTTCCACTGGATGATACCGCAGAGTGTCTCCACATTCTCCAGGGTGAGGCGGGATGCATGCTGCAGGCCCTTCTCAGCGAAGGTGCGCTTGATCATCGAGCGGAAGCCGCCCTTCTTCGGGCCGAGGGTCATGTTGAGACAGGCGTAGCCGAAACGAGTTGCCATGGTTAACCTCCAATCCTATAGTACCACAGGGCCGGAGGCATTGCATGATTTCAGGATCGACTAGCGGTCCTCTTCCATATCACGTTCGTACTCTGAGCGATCCATCTGATCTTCCCTGAGGTAATCCATAATCTCATTGAAGGACTTGGTTCTCGTGTCGTCGATAAATTTCTCAGTCTGCTTGTTCATATGATCACGAAGGTGCTCACACATATCATCGATCATCATCTCCGCTTCGCTCATCGCGTCATCGGGATCATACCCGCCTTTGAACAGATCCTTGATGTCGATCATGTAGCGCTCTATGATGCCTTCCGTGTCCATCTCCGGAATATCATCATCTTCATCACCCTCACGCATCACCCTCTTCGCCTCTTCCTTGATGATCCTGCGGATCGTTGACTCATTCAGCCTCATATTTGACTCTCCAGTCGATAATTATAACGCAGCTGGAGAAAATGATGGACGAGAGATCGCAGCAGAAGAACAACCCAGGCTACTACAAGGGCTTGGGTCGTAAGACACGCTCGGAGAGGGAGCAGCATTTCAAGCGTCAGAGCAAGATGCATTGGGATGATCCCGGCGCCTACGAACCTGCACCGGGGGACAGCAAACCGACAAAGCCATCTAAGTGGAACGCAATAGTAAAAAGGAGATTCGGAATGAAGAAGAATGAGGGTATCGATTTCAGCAATCTCGATGTGGACCTGATGGTCGCCGAGGCGCTTATCATGGCTGACGCGATCATGCTCGAGCGTCGTATGCTCAGTGAGGCAAGGAAGAAGCGTGGGGGCTCTGCGACCGCCCTGAAGAACAAGGCAAAGTCAGCAAGGGCTCCCCTCGGTGCGCTACGGGCGATCTACAACAAGGGTCTCGCGGCCTGGCGTACAGGTCATAGACCCGGAGCGTCGCAGCACGCTTGGGCGATGGCGCGCGTGAACTCGGTGCTTGCTGGTGGACCAGCGCGTAAGGTTGACGCCGCGCAGTGGAAGCGGATCCAGAAATTCAGGAAGGGCCGTCGTAAGAGGTAACCTGGGTATCAGGTGGTCGGCGGCGGGGTCACCGCGGCACCCGCAGCTGGAGCAGCAGTCGGAACCGCTGCCGCAGCAGCATCACCCGCTGCGGCCCCAGCCGCAGCGGCCTGAACCTCTGCTGTCGCCTGGGCCTTGTCCTCTCCCTTGCCCTTGAAGAAGTTCTTGAACGTATCGCTGATGTTCAGGTTGCAGATGTTCTTGGATGCCATCTTCACGAATGGTCCAGACTCAACGAAGCCAGACTTTATCGCCTCCGTGATCGCGATGGTGATGAAGCTTCCGGGGGTGAGACCAAGCAACTTCGCCAGCTGATCCACGAGAGCGCCCTGAATCGCGCCGCCCAGCTTGGTCACGATCTTCGTGCATGCACCGGGTTGGAACATCGCGCGAAGATCGGCAATCCCGAGACCTGCTACGAAGTTGGAGATGACGTCGCGTAGGAAGCCCGGTTGAACTCCCAACGCGCCGGCGATCTTATCTCCTGCCATCTTCTTGAGCCCGCGGAAAATATCGAAACCTCCCTGCTCAACGAGAGCGCGGCGCTCCATCTTCTCCAAACGTTCGAAGACGTATTCATTGCGCTCCCGAATGCTGTGCCCGAGTGCCTCCATCACTACAATGTCGCTTCCGATCCTCTCGAAAGTTTCCCTGACACGCGGGTGCTCACGGGGTATGATTTCAAATGACCGCTCACGCATCGTAAATGTCTCCTACTCGCTTAAATATACGCCGTTTCACGTTTAGTTTTCGTCCACGATGATTCTAAGATCACCTTCGCCCTTTATCACACGATGCCAGCTTCTCATCGGGATCTCGTACGTTTGACCTGTGACCATAGTGAATGGTAATCCACTCTCTAGCTGTAACTTCCACCCGCCACCTTCCACGACGGTGATACGACGATCTTGACGATCCATGTGCCATTCCAGTTCCTCAGTGGGAACATCACGACTGAACTCGCGAATCATCACGCCCGCCCTGACCACACTCTCACGGTAAGGTCGCGACATCACCACCAGCCTGGTATGTTCCTTCCGAAGAGTTTCGTGGAGCGGCAAGCCCAGTAGCCGCCCTTCGTCTTATCATTCTTGTCAGCGCAACCATGGCGCTCGCCGAAGCTCTTGCGGCGCGCCTTCGCGGCAGGGCCAGATCCCATCGCGTCGGGCATGCTCGAGCCGAATGAGACCTTCTTGATGTTGCCCGTCTTCGGATCGCGGACGTAGACATGAGCTCTACCTCCAGAGCGGCTGGCGCCTGCGGCGCCGAGCTTCACGGTGCGACCCTTGTACTTTGCCTCGCTGAGTTCATGTTCGTCCCACATCGGGAAATCAAGCGGAACCATCCGTCCCTCATGCATTGCCCATTCTCCGATATCACTCTGAAAGAGCTCATACTCGGATTCAGTCGCCTCATACAACCCGCGTTTCCACAGCTCACGGGCCTCCTCGAAAAGATCAAAAAATTCCCGGGTCCCGGGCCGGTACACGTTTTCGTCCAGACCTACCCGGTTGCTGATGTGGTATTGCAGACCCTCTGAGAGGTTTACGCCCATACCCGTCTTGCTTATCGCAGTGGTCTCATTCTTCCTTGCATCGCGATAGACGTCAAACTCTCCGAGTCTCTTCTGCTTCATCGGTCTCCCATCGTGATCCATGTCGTCAGATTGTGATGTCGCAGAGAAGTACTTGCCCTTGTCTTCGTGGCTCGGCAGCGGGGTCGTGCTCTTAGTAGCCTGTGGCGGCTTTACATTGGCGACCGGGCCCCCACGTTGACCTTCACTTACTTTTTTTTTAAGAGCTTGCCCTTCCTTGACTTCGGAATGTCATACCACTCGGACTCATTCGTTTTCTTCATGTTGCGGCGTTTCTTCATGTACCAAGCCTTCCTCGCCTCGTGCATTCCACCGCGGGCGGTCTCAGCGTGAAGGTAGTCGTACACAGCGTCGACCATCGCGTTCGCCACAGCTATTTTCTCCTGGACCCACTCCGGAAGCTCGTCATCGTCCTCCATCGCGTCATGGAGCTCCTGAGCCTGTGATGCGAGGTTGTAGAGGTTATTCTTGATCATTGAGGACTCCTCGTAGGCGTCCGAATCCTCGAATCTCATTCCTCCACCGTGCTTCATCACGGGAGCTGCGCCGTCCTCATGCTCGCTGTAACCGAGGATGTCAAGCATCGGCATCGCGGCAGCAAGAGCGTTGGGAATCTCACCCTCACGGGCCATGCATCCGCACTCGGCGATGATCATGTTACGAAGTTCCTTCCTATTCATCACTTCTTCCCCTTATTCTTAAACTTTACCTCGATCGCAGGCGTTCTGGGTTTCATCCTCGCCTCCTCGGCGATCCTAGCAGCCTCGAGTGCTGCCATCTTCAGTACAGTTTCCGCCTGCTCAAGCGTGAGCCCGCCGCCCAGAAGCTCTACTACGCTCATCTCAGCGATCTTGCTGAGCTCCTCAACTCCCGCTCTCCCACTATACTTCAGCGATTCTATCGCCTGGCGCATGGGATCATTTAATTTGATGCTCTTGGGTTTCACGTTTGCCCTCACAGGTTATACATATCCATGAGGAACGAGACTTATGCGCGATGTTGCTGTTAAAGTGATGATGATGGAATACATCGGCTTCATGCGGATGATGCAGCTGTGGTTCCACGGCGCCCACCACCTCACGCGCGGTGAGAGTTTTTCCGGTGATCACGTAAATCTCTACGGTAAGATTTACCAGACGATCGAGGATCAGATAGACGGGGCAATAGAAAAGGGGATCGGGTTATTCGGCGACGAGTGTGGATGCCCTCTTCATCTCACCGAGAAGTCGCTCGAAATCATGTCGGAGTATCCGAGTCCCATCGAGCTCAGCTCTGCGGCGCAAGCAGCGATCGGATTGCAGATAGAGAAGGATTTCCTAGCCTACTCGCAGGCCTTCTACAACGAGCTGAAGAAGATGGGCGCGATGACATTGGGTCTTGACGACATGATCATGGCAACCGCAAATGCCCACGAGACGCATGTTTACCTCCTGCAGCAGCGCATAAAGTCAAGTCTCAGCCGATAACAGCGAAGGGGAGGCCCGAAGACCTCCCCTTGCTTTTAACTACCTGATCGGATCAGGCGCGGCCGAGCATATCCTCGCTGTCCTCGGTGCCGACGATGTAAGGAGCCGTGCCGCCGCCACCGCGAACGGTGTGGTAGTAGCCCCCGTAGCGAACGACACGGTAGCCGGAACGCTCAACCGGAACGCGACGGATCTCCTCACCCGTGGAGCGGACGCGGATCGTGACGGGCTTACGCGAGCGGCGGGTCGTCCGCGTCTGGGTCGCAGCAGGAGTCGAGGTCTGCTGGACGATCGGGGTCGACTGAGCCGGACGCGAAGTTCGGATGGACGTCGACTGCGTCTGGGTCGAACGAGTGGTGCTCTGATTGCTGTTGCTGTTGCTGTTGCTGTTGCTGTTGCTGTTGCTGTTGCTGTTGCTGTTGCTGTTGCGATTACGGGTGCTCATCTTTCTCTTTCTCCTTTGGTTTTGACGAGGTCCATTGGGCCGCCTCGTGAATTAATACTAGCTTTATGTTGCAGGTTTTGCAGAGGTTTTCGAACTTTTCTGGGGTTTTTATCAGCTCGAACTTTCGAGATCGACTGAGAGATTTCACTGCTCGCTCGGTCTTCAACGAACACGAGAGGCAGCAAACAGGCCACGATGCCAGTAAACGGACTGGCCGCCGGGAGCGTGTGTATTTTGCTCCTCGACGGCCAGCGTTATGCTCATTGATTCTCTTCTCTACGTTGATCGAGATACCGCAATAGATCGTGCTATCCGCGCACTCGATCAAGTAGAGATGGTAGAGCTTACTCGTCAATGTACTCGAGCATCTGGTCCGCCTCGTGTGTAGAGTCGCCCAGTCGCGCGCGGATCTTCGCAATACGAAGAGCAGCCTTGAGAGCCTTCACATCTACCCCATGACCCTCCTCGTACTCAGTGAGGATCTCCTTCTGCGTCTCACGCAGGAGCCCCATCTCATTCTCGATGGACGTCAGCTTCTCGACCAGTTCACGAACAACTTCCTTGGTAGCCATCTTGATTCTCCTTTACTTTGATATTAATGATCTCAGTCTCGTTTTTCAAGCTCATCGTCCCAGGCCATCAGCACCTGGTCATTTACCAACACCTCAAAATACTCATGATCATTCCGATCCTTACCGATGCTTTTCAGAACAACGGCGATTCCAGCATCGTCCCTCTTTGCGACCGGCAGACTCGCCCAGAGAGGGCTGGAGTAATTCTTGGGTCTAAGATAGACCAAGGTACCGGGAGCGAAGGAAGACATCACTGCAGATCCTCGCCCTCGGGCTCCTCGTAATCGAGCTCCTCAATCTCAGTTCCGCAGCTCTGACATGTGTGAATCGTCACCTTCGAGTTGGAGCTCAGGACGGTGACAATGTCATCGAGCATGTCAGCAAACTCTTCTATCTCACTGGCTGCGAACTTTAGTAGTACGTTTCCCGTCGGGACGCAGATCAGTCCCGTCTCCTTCAGGAGCCACGCTCCGTGTGGTAACTTGATCGCTCCCTTCGGCGGCGACGCTAGCTGATTCATTCTTTGTCTCCGGTTGTGCCTGCGGGAACAGGGAGCTCATGTAATCATCGCTGGGAGGCTCAAGCTTGAGCTCTTCGAGAGCCTTCAGAAATTCCTCACGGGACGTAATGCCCCTGTTACCCATCCAGGATGAAACATCAATCTTTCGACGGTCTACGTATGATTCCCAGTTCATTCCTCAATTATCCTCATCTGTCTTCGAATGTTTTGGTCAAGCACCTGAAAGATGATCTTCGCACCTTCCTCCGAAACTTTACTCTTAAGATGCTCGACAAGCGCACGTTCGATCTGACCTTTGTCACCAGACCTCTGACGTTCCAGGAACTTCGCTGATCTCTCGTATAGGGATTCGAGACGTTGCTCGTCCCAATCGAGTATCTCAAGTAGCCTGGTCTCCAGATGTATCATGCTGCCTTTGAGTAAATATCCCCTAGCATGGAAGCCATCGACTCCTGGAATCGTGGATCGAGAGAAACACGCTTCGATTCGGCATCGAGCTTGTCTGCAGGAACCCCCTGCATGATGCAGAGTTCCCGTGCAATCTTCTCTAGCGCTCGCAGAACAAGGTTACGGGCGGTGGAAACCGAGATCTCATCGCCGTCAGCAGCCATCCGCTCAGCGATCGCTCGATACTCGAGACCTCCGAAATCGGAGCTGACGGTCGCGTAGCCGTTGGTGAACTTGGAGCCGGTGGGCATGCTCATTTACTTGCTCTCCTGAGCCGCGTCAAGGGCGGCGATCTCTGCTTGGGTGATGGGAAACTTAGCGTGGTCAGTTGGATCCTCGGTGAGACCGAAGCGGAGCCGCAGGATCTTCTCCTCTCGAGCCGAGAGCTTGGAGAGCCCCCGCCGGATCGCCGCTGCGATCTTGTCACGATCGATGGAGTCGTTGATTTCATCAGCTCCGGTGCCCGGGATCATCTCACCGAGCTTGGGAGCGTCACCATCATCGGATTCCATACCTGGAGCGTCAAGGCTCAGGGTGTACTTGGAGGTCTGCAGCAGGATATCCAGAGAGCCGGACCCAACGCCCAGGATATCAGCGAGCTCCTCAACGGAGGGCTGCACCCCGAACTCACGCTGATATTCCTCCGCTGCCCGGCGGGCGCGCCACACGAGGTTATTCGCGCCCGCCGGGAGACGGATGGAAGAGGACTGAAGGGTGATATGCCGCATGACCGCCTGACGGATCCACCACGTCGCGTACGTGGAGAACTTGAATCCACGGCGCCAGTCGAATCGATCGACCGCTCGCATGAGACCAAGGGTCGATTCCTGGATGAGATCCTCGAAATCGCAACCGCGATTCTGGTACTTCTTCGCGATCGAGATCGCGAGTCGAATGTTCGACTGCACCATACGGTTGCGGGCTGCAGCTCGAATCGCTGCGTCCTCGCTCTCCATCTGCTGGGCGAGTTCGACCTCACCCTCGCGAGTGAGGAGAGAGTGACGACCAACTTCCTTGAAGAAAGACTGCATCATGTCCGGCATGTTATCTCCTTTAGTTTACTTCGTCGTCGTAGTACTCGTCGAAGACCTGCGGATTACGCCGCATGAACTCTTCATGATTCCGTCGGCGGGTCTCACGAAGCTTCAGCTCCTCGGCGAGATAGCAGTACTCGACCTCGATATCATGGGTGTCCTGCCCACGACGACGATCGGATTCGATCCACCCTCGGTACTGGTTAACCTTGGCTCGGATCTCATCCTCGGGCATGACCGCAATATAGTCACGATCATGAACCGGTACACTTCTACCTGGCATTTTTTTCTCTTGTCTTGATGTTCCGGCGGAGGTTATCTACCACCGGCGGGATCGGCTTCCGCCTCAACCCTTTATTACTATACCACGCCTTACCGGGGTTTGCACGTTTCCCGCGCGTTTATTTCTAGATCAGCTTCTGCTTTATCACACGCACATCGTCCTCGACGTTATCGAGGCGCTGCGTTAGACCTGATATCGCAGTCTCAAAAGTTTTGCGATCGGCCTCGTGGCTGTCCACTGTCTTTTCGAGTGCCCTAACAAGATCATGGAGCTTCTCGTTCTGCGTTTCCAGGTATTTCTGGAGAATCGGTAGCACCCTGGAAGCTAGCCAATACAGAATCGCGGTCGATAGAACGAGCGCTCCGAGCGGTCCAGTTACAGCCTCAATCAAGAAATTCCAATCCATCGTGCTAATCTCCAAGAACCTGTCAGTAACTATTACGCAGGAGAGTCATCGACGATTGTGCAACCCACAGAAAGCAAGACGCTGGCTGCTGAGTGCGCATTTTCCAGTGCAGAACGAACCACCTTTAACGGGTCAACTATTCCAGCTTCAAGCGTATCGACGTAGCTCTCTCGGGCAGCATCGTAACCCTGGTTGTTCCTGAGACGTTCAACTTTAGAGAGAACAAGCTCAGGATTTCTTCCAGCGTTGGAGACGATCTGACGCAAGGGAGCGCAGCATGCCTGGAGTATCACCTCGACACCTTGCTTGAAGGAATCGCTTCTGTTCCTCAGACCCTTCCTTCGAACTGAGGCTGCGGCACGGACAAGAGCGGTTCCGCCGCCGGGGAGGATGCCCTCTTCAACCGCGGCTTTCGTCGCGTGAAGAGCATCGTCGACCCGATCTCGACGCTCCTTCAGCTCAGGCTCTGTCGCTCCACCCACACGGAGGACTGCGACCCCGCCAGCAAGACGAGCCAAACGCCTCTTGAGTGCATCTCTTTCCTGAATATCAAGCGTAGGATCATCGAGCTGCGATCTGATCTCCTGGGCCCTCGCGTCGATTTCCTCCTTCTTTCCAGCAGAGTCGACGATGACGGATCGATAGCGTCCCACTATGGCTCGCTTGCAACGTCCAAGGTCACTCAGGGAAACCTTCATGAGATCCTGCTCCCCGACGAGAACACGCGTGCCGAGGAGAACAGCGAGATCCTGGAGAGCGTGCAGTCGATTCTCTCCGAACTCAGGTCCCTTGACGGCGCAGACCTGTAGAACTCCCTTCGTTCTGTTAACAACGAGACCCTGCATCGCCTCACCCTCGATGTCATCGGCTACGATAAGCAAGGGCTTCTGGGATCTATGAACTGCTTCAAGGACGGGTAGGATCTCTTTTAAGGCTGTGATACGATGATTCGTGAGCAGCACGTACGGTGAGTCCAGAACGGAGACCATCTTCTCGCTGTCCGTTACGAAGTACGGCGAGAGATATCCTCGATCAAGTTCCGCTCCATCAACAACCTGCAGGCTGGTGGAGAAACCCTTCGCGTCCTCCACCGTGATGGTTCCGTCACGACCGACAGCTGCCATCGCACGCGCGAGGAGCTCTCCGATCTCACGCTCACCATTCGCCGAGATCGTACCAACCTGGACGATCTCCTCATCCGAGGAGACGGGTTTCGACATCGATCTCAGCTCGTCGATGACGGATGAGACCGCCCAAGACATGCCAGCACGAACGTCGGGACTGCTGTGATCACCCGAGAGAACCCTGAGACCTCCATTGAAGATCGCATGCGTGAGTACCGTGGCCGTTGTGGTTCCGTCACCTGCGGTATCGCAGGTACGATTAGCAGCCTCTTTGACGATCTGCGCACCGAGATTCATGTTACGGTCCCTGAAGTCTATCGACCGCGCGACCGTCACTCCATCTTTGGTGACGATCGGCGGTGCACCAGGAACCTCTATAATAACGTTCTGACCAGAGGGTCCCATCGTGACCCTTACGGCTTGCGCTAACGCGTCGACCCCACGACGGAGGCTTTCTCGCGCCTCATCGTCGAATATTAGAGTCCTAAAACCCTCTGTCATCCGTTAGTCCCTCAGGATGCGGCGCTGCGGCGCCTCGGTTACGATGTTCTCGTTCGTAATAGCGCGACGGACGCCGGTGAGGGTGTTGACAGCGACGAGCAGGTCACCTGCACGTACCGCGACCTCCTCGGTCTGAAGAACACCACGGGAGCGAAGGGAAGCCTGCTCCACGTCGGTGAGGGGTTGATCGAATGAAAGTCCTGAGTTAATTGCCATTTGCTACTCCTTTGGTTACTATAATCACGCCGCCTGGGAAGGAAACTGTATCCAGAGGCGATCGAACGACGCGATCCACTTCGGCCACGTCTTGTCACTTGTCAGTGACACAATATCTAGGCCCTGCATCCTGGAACGTAGATCATCGTTCTGTCGAGCAGGAACGGAGAACGTCACCTGCCCCCAGGTCTCGGTCAGATCCTCGAACCCTATCATGCCAAGATTGTGCTCGAAGATGGCACGGGTTTCTGGTTTCTTGCTAAAGTAAGCCTCCAGGGCTCCAGCTTCAGTTACGAGAGCCGTCGCCCTCTTATCTCCGATTCCTGGAATCCCCGGAATGTTATCAGCCCCATCACCGCGGAGAGCCTTCCAACGAACGTAATCGTAAGGAGGCGCCTCGACGAAGATGTCCTTGATGGGGGAGTACAATGAGATACGACGGTCATCGACGCTAAGGAGCTGAGTGAAGTCGGTGTCCGTGGAGACAATCGTCACACGAGCGTCGCTGTGGACGTGGGTGGCGAGATGCGCGATGACATCATCCGCCTCATAGTCCGGATGCCGCGTCACGATGACCGGTAGGTGGCGTGAGATGATGTCTGTGATCTGCCGCTTCTGATTACGGAAGGTGTCATCCATCCCGGTCCTCTGTGCCTTGTAGGTGCCCTCGGAGGCCTCGATACGCCGGCGAGGCACGCCCTCCATGACGAAGTAGGCGACATCAGGTTTGAATCGATCGATCAACGATCGAATGGACCGCAGCGCTGCGAAAGTGCATCCGTGCTCCGCCTCCTGCATCGCAACCCGCGCGCGATAAATGAGGTTGAGACCATCGATGATAAGGACGTGTTTCATCATACCTTCACCCTCGCCTTGGTTCCATCAGGAAGCGTTACGGTTGCAGTTTGCGGTTGATCGTCGGCTCCAGCATCGAACATGGGCTCATCATGAGCCTGACGCTCGAAGACCTCGTTCGCTAGCGCGACAGTCTTGTCGATCATCGAGTTGACCTGCTGGGTCGTTCTTTCGACCAGGGATCGACGAAGCTCGTTAACGTCAACGAAGTACTCCGCCGCGTCAGGCTCAAGTGGGATGCTCTTCGGGCTTCCCGCGAGCTGGATCATCCAGACTGTCTCGGTGCCTTCTAAAGTGCGACGCAGGATTTCCTCGGTGACCTGCGCGGGCATCACCCGCCTCTCACCGTTGGGTATCAGATAAATGATCTGACCGACTTGAAATGGTGGCAGAGCTGTTGTACTCATACCACCATTATAAGTCGGTCAGGAAGTTATTGCACGAATTCCCGCGCTTTTATCAGCGCTTGAATCCCCAACCAACGCCACCGAGGGTTGTACCGCGGGAGCGGATCACGGAGCGGATCTCCTTGCGGACGGCCTCACGAACAGCCTCCTCCTCACGCTTCTCCTGCTTCATGTCCTCTTTCGCCATCTTGAGCTCCTTGCGGATCATCTCACGGACGGCTTCCTCTTCCTTGTCATCATGACCCTTCTTCCTGCGGGCTTCCACGGGATGGTCATCGCCCTCGACCTTGTCGTCGAGCTCGTCCATCATCTCGCCCTCGGTCCCCATGTCGCCCTCGGTCGTAACCTCGCCGTCGAGCCAGGGATCGCCCTCGTCCTTGCCACCACCGAACTGATCGGCCATCGGATTCTTGATGCCCTTCGCGCTCTCGGTCATGATGCCTGAGAGCTTCGCCATTCTCGCCTTATCGAAAATCATTTTGAGTTTCCTCCGCTTGTAATTATTCCTGACTCTGCAAACTTTCCACTAAACTACAAGTGGGGTGCGCCTGCTATTACGTAACTATTACTCACGAGTAGTATTAATCATCAGAACCGAGCTTATCACGCACGGATTGGGTAATCTTTTTTCCCTTCTCGACAGCCTGACGGAGCGGCTCAAGTCCAAGAACCGCTCGAACCTTGTCGTACTCCTGCTCGCTGAGCCCGCTCTTCAATGCGCCAAGATCGACGAACTGCTTCAGATCCATCTCTAGGACCGGAACCTCCTCACCGTCTGAGCCGGGTTCAAACTCCCCAGTCTGGTGGGAGACGAAAATGAAGAGCAGCTTGGGATCGTCATGACCGGGTGGAACATGAATGAATGGAAGCTGACCTTCCCCTTCCTCGTAGACTATCTCTGGGATCCAGTTCTTGGGTGTCTTAGTTCTTGTCATGTGAAAATCTAATCTCAACTTCTAAGAGTTAAACTTACTTTTTCGCAGCTGCGACCGCAACCGCACCCGTCTGTAGCTGGGTCTGAAAGTTATTGATCTCGGCCAAGTACTTCTGACCGAGGGGCGTCTTTTCCAGCATGCTCTTCGTGTTTGTATCGATTGGAAGACCCAGGGACTTATTGGCGTCATTCACAAGCTGCTGATAGGTCGCGGTCAGCTCTTTCTGTATCTGCGACTTTGCAGCTCCGAAAGCTGCCTTCAACATAACTTGAACTCCGTCAGTGTCCGTGATGTCTGGCGTTTCTTTCTTGAGTCGTTCAACGTCGGCCTGGAACGTCTTCGGATCTTCCTGACTCTTTCGTTTGAGCTCTTCCTCGATCTTTTTCCTCGAGCTCTGCACTCCCGCGGTCAAGGCTTTCACACCTGATGCCGACAGGGTTGCGAGTGATCTCTCAAGTGAATCGAAGTCTTTGGACTCTACAACAGCTTTGATCGCAGCGACTTTTCCTTGCAGAATTCCAGAAACCTGCTTGATATTCTCGATCTCCCTAGGAATAGCCTGGGCAGCGAGCTTTTTCATCTCTTCAACTCGCTTTATGTCTTCCTGAGAAAGTTGGGGTTTATTACCCTGCTGAGCGACAGGTGGGCTCGTCGGGCGTGGTGCAGGTGATTGCGTTGCCGCCTCGCTTAAGGAACCCCTGTACCCAAAAAATTTCAGGGCTTGATCTAATCGCGGTGATACATTCCCGTTCCCACCCGCAGCGTCATCGCTGCCGGGGGCTGCGTCTGGTTCTTCGGAATCCACTGGGGCGCGTGTGCCGCGATCAGAGGGATCGACCTTCCCATCGATCCTAGCGGAGTTCTCGAACGACAAAAACAACAGTGGATTGGCCGCGACAGCTAGAATTCTTGGTCCTACCCCCCATACGTTGTCAAGTGTGGGGTCGGTGTACGCCTTTCTAAAGTATTCTAGATGCTCGTAGGTATCTTTCTCGTATTTCTCACGTTCTGTCTCAAACTTTTTGTACGCCTCAGCGATCTTCGTCCTGTCGCCTCGTATAGAGGCTGATATGACGCGGAAGTTCAGGACCAACGTGTCCTTGAGAAGTTTGACTGATGAGCCGATCGATTTGAAGATGTTGATGAAGCTGTTGAATATCTCCTCAACCTCTTTTACGCTCCACTGCATATAGCTCGGAACTGACCCGATGGCCTCGTTGAGAAGTTCACTCTTCCTATCGCGTCTCATGTGTGATAAACCTCAGCCACCCACCTGAATCGGAACCGGTCCCGGCGTCGGTGCGGCGGCAGGGGCAGCGCCTGGCTGCGGTGGCTTAAGTGCCTTTCCAGGAGTGGCACCCGGCGACTTCTGGATCTGGAGAGAGTACGGGTCCTGTGGATCGACCGCGTCGTCGGAATCGACCCCGCTGGTCAGAATCTGACCAAGTCCCTCGAGGAACGCGACAAGCGCCTGCTTCTCGTCCTCATTGAACTGTCCGATGTATTCCTCAAGCTCACGTTTGACGTCGGAGTCCTTCGTCGAGCGTCCCGATCTCACGATGTTGAGCTTATCGATGATGTCCTCAACCG